ATCGCTCGAATAATTCACTATGGTCACGGAACAGGAACTGGTGGTTATGTTCCGCCTAGACCATATATTACCCAAGCGATAAATGATGTATGGTCATCTCGCGTAGGTAAAATTTTAGAAGAAATGATTAAATAGGAGACAATATGGCAGGATATGTTGATGAAAAAATTGCCAAAGTCACCTTAGACAATAAAGGCTTTACTAAAAATGCACAAGACACAATGTCAGCATTAGATAAGCTAAAAGCGGCTTTCGCTAAGGTTAGCGGTAAAGGAGCTGCTGATAATGTTGCTAAGGACATGGCTAAAATGAATCAGGCGATTTCAAGTTCAACAGAAAAATCGAACGGCCTATTATCTAGTCTTAGAAATATCTTTAAACGAAACACTGATAATATGGACACTAGCGGGGCTGGAAGATCCATAGATCAAATGAATACTGATGTGGCTAGCAAAACTAGTAAGACCGGTAGTATTCTTGCTCGATTAAAGAGTATATTTAGAAAGACTGATGATGGTAACAGCTTTTCGAGAACCTCTGGAGAATTTGATAAACTTAACGCAAAAGCTGGCGGGATAAACTTGAATCCTTTGACTAGCGCATTCTCATATGCTTCAGCATCCGTTCAGAATTCACTTTCTGTTATGGATATTGCTATGGGTAATGTCTTAGCAAACGTGATGAACAAAGCGATCCAATTTGGGTCTCAATTCTTTAGAGGACCTATGGATGGTTTGACTGAGTATAAAGATAAGCTCGGATCAATTCAAACTATCATGACAAATACTGAATGGGAAATTCCAGACCAAACAATGCGTATGCGTAAGACTTCTAAAACATTGGAAGATCTTAACCAATATGCGGATAAGACGGTTTACTCATTCGCGGATATGACAAGAAATATTGGTACCTTTACTGCGGCTGGCGTTGGATTGGAAGATTCTGCCACTGCGATAAAAGGTATTTCAAACTTGGCTGCCGCTTCAGGATCAAACACCCAACAAGCATCAATGGCAATGTATCAGTTATCACAAGCACTAGCATCTGGTAGAGTAGGTCTTCAGGACTGGAACTCTGTAGTAAATGCTGGTATGGGTGGTAAACTGTTCCAAGATCGATTAACCGCTATGGCAGAGAAAATGGGCCAAGCTCGTGACACTACTAAATCTTTCCGTGACTCATTGAAAGATGGATGGTTAACTTCTGAAGTCTTAATTGCGACTTTGAAGGAAATGTCTATCGATGAACAAATGCTCAAGGCAGCCACGGAAGTTAAGTCGTTTGGACAATTAGTAGATACTGTTCAAGAAGCGATTGGTTCTGGATGGGCGCAATCTTGGGAATATTTGCTTGGTGGATTCGAAGAAGCCAAATCAATGTGGACCAATATTGGTAATATTGTCAACCCATTCCTACAAGACGACCAAGGAACATATTTCGACACTGTTCTAGAAATGGAACGTTCACTTGGTAACTATCGAAATGCTATGTTGAAAACCTGGAAAGATATGGGTGGACAACAAGCATTGTTTGATGGTATTACTAACTCAATTAAATTTGTTATAAATTCTTTATCTAGTTTGAGAGAAGGATTCCGAGACGTTATTGGTACATATCAAGAATCTGCTGCTGTACTAACTCAGTTAACTTTCAAATTTAGAGATTTTACAAAATCATTAGCCGAAAACGTATATATCCAAGGGACTTTAAAATCCATTGGTAGAGCGTTTGGTACAGCGTTTGAATTTGTCGGAACTGTACTTGGAAAAGTAGCTTCTGGTATTAGTTCTGTTTCTGGATCTGGAAATGGGCTAATCTTAACATTTAAACAAATCGCTGATGGTATTACTCAATTCTTAAACGGATTACTACAATCAAACAATGTTATGACCGGTTTTGTCAATATCGGTAAGACCATCGGAAACGTATTCGGTATACTTACATCTATATTCAAGATAGCTGTAACAATAATCGGGCAGTTCTTCTCGGCATTTACTGGCGGAGACGGTTCCGGTTTCAAAGATTTTACTGGTACCCTTGCTGATATTACTGGTAAAATTAGAGAGTTCACCGAAAAGTTAGAACAATCAATTAAATCCGTCGGATTATTCAAATCGATGGGTGCGATTATAAAAGGAGTCTTTGATCTTATTGGTAGTGCATTTTCTGCTATTACTGGGAAGTTCAAAGAATTCAAGATTCCAGAGTTCAATGCTGAAGGAGGATTCTTTGATAAACTAAAGACCTATGTATCCGATGGCGCTTCTGGAGTAATGAATGCTCTCGGAAATACATTCGGTAAGATAGGCGAGTTTCTAGGTAAAGTCTATGGCGAATTAAAAGGATTTGTTAAAGGGATTGGAGAATTCCTTAAAGATATCCATGCTGCTGATTTAGCAACTGCTATTGTCAGTTTATTTGCTATTGACAAATACATCAAAGGGACAAGTCTAAAAGAAGGTCTTGTTGATAAGATTTTCGGTAATATAAAAGAAGTGCTTGGTAAATTTACCGATGATGCTAAGTCGTTTAAAGATAGTTTCATAGAAATCTTTGATGGATTTGGTAAATCATTGAATGCATTTACTAATATGGTAAATGTTACCTCGTTACTACTTATTGCTGCAGCAGTTGGTATATTAACACTCTCAATCAAAGAGTTATCCAAAATGGATATGCCATCTCTTTCTAGAGGTCTTATTGGTGTTGGTGGGGCATTCTTGATCTTAATGTCCGGAATGAAGAAGATGTCCGCAATTGCAGCAGGTATGCCTAAGGGTGGCGCCACCACAATGTTGGCTCTGGCTTTCTCTATGAAAATACTCGCTAGTGCTATGAAGAAAATAGCAGAACTCGATACCGAACAAGTAGGTAACGCTTTGCTTGGATTATTCGGTGCTATGAAAATCATGGTTATGGGTATGAAAGGTATGGCTAGAGCTGGACAAGCTCAAACATCTATATTCCAAATGATTGGAATGGCTATAGCTTTGAGAATACTAGCCTCAGCAATGAATGCTTTGAAAGATTTCTCATGGGAAGAAATGATAAGATCCGTATTGGCTGTTGGTGGACTAATGTTGGCTATGTCAATGTCCATGAAGTTGATGAAGGGAGTTAAAGTCCCTATCTCGACAATATTCTCAATGATAACTATGGCGTTGATGATGAAAGTCTTAGTTTCGGCTATGGCGGACGTCACTCGACTCGATCCGGCAAGATTAGTAGATGGATTTACTGGTGTTATTGGATTGATGGGTGCTTTGGTCTTAGCTTCTAGAATGATGAGTGGCGTTAAGATCAAAATGAGTGCAATGTTCGGAATGATTGCTTTCGTAATAGCTATAAAAGGATTGGTATCATCTGTTAAAGACATCGCTGAAATTAATCCGGAAAGAGCTATACCAGCTATGACTGGTGTGGGTGCTTTACTAGCAGTTCTTACTGGAGCAACTAGAGTATTATCTGGTGTTAAAGTTAATATGACTGCTATTTTTAGTCTTATTGC